GTAGAAACGGATAATCATATTATTACCCATTCCCGGATTTTTTCAATCATTCAACATGTTCATTTTTCCTATAATGACTGGTTTGTTTGTTTTATGCTCACAGATTTTGGGTGCGTTCAGTACCCTAGATATCTGTGGAGATTCAGCTCCAGTAGATATCGAATTTCAATACACCCAAGAACACATGGAGGCTATGCGGATGCGACTTTTGTTGAATCGTTTTGCCTCACTTGTCGGAGAAGTGGCTAGTGATGTTGTCCAAGCAACACAGGTTTCTGTACTTTGGTACAGCGATAATGTTGCTGTCTATCACATGCCTGCTCTGATCATCGTTTTACTCTTCTGCAACTTTGCCACTATAAATGGCAAAGTTATGAGCACACGATGCAAGGTTATTGTCATCTCATTGGCTTATGTTGCTCCATTTACAAGCATTATCGTCCAGACGATCATTAGATTGTCGCCCTTGAATATGTTTGATTTTGCTGCTCGAGCCTTCTTGATTGTTTATCTTGCCAGGAAATTTTCTTGGTTGATCCCTAGGTCTAGTGGGCTTCTTGACATTGATATAGCACCAGTTGTTGTACCTGAGTCGAAGCTAGAAGCTGGCGTTCAGTCAGCTGGACCTGTAGATCCCAAGCATCATTCTAGCGTGATAAACGTTATGGTCAAGCAAGATGGTGGTAGCTATAGGAAGATATTAACTGGTTTTCGTGTCCAGTTTGATTTTAAAGTTGACAATACCATTGTCAAAAAAGATTGTTTTATCGTTGCCATGCATAAGAGAGACAAAGATCTCTCTGGTGATTACAGCGAATGGTGTCTGTCTGTTTCAGGCACTGGTGAAAACTCAATGGTGTTACACGACAATTATGACGAGGCCATTATTAATTATGGCCTTGAAGTTGGAGTGTTTGTTTTGAGTAATAGAGTGTGGAAGACTTTCTGTTCAAGAAATTCAATACGCGCTTTGTCACATCCAATACAGTATCGTGATTCAGGACTTTGCTATCCACTGCTCTCTAGAGCAGATGGTGTGCATATCCAAGTTGCTTCTCCTTATAGAGTGGAAGGAAACCTGCTAGTCGGGAAATACTACACTGAGCCTGGAGATTCCGGATCGCCAATTCTTAGTGCTGATGGGAAAGTTATTGCTGTGCACAATTGCACGTGCGGTAAATTTAACTATTCAGTTACCTTGGCCTTTGTCCAACGTAGTTTGATGAGGATCTTTGATAACACTGCGCCTACTTTGACGCAGCAGGAGTCTGATTACGGACGAACTACTAGGACGAGAGATGACATTACTTTTCATAAAGAAGGTAGGGTCACGTTCTATAGGCTTAAAGGCGACGCTGAGTTGAGCACTAAAGATGATGTTACTATTGAGGATGTTGTCTTACGTTACAGAAACAAGCACACCCCGAGTCGTGTGGACAATTGGGCTGATATGGTTGATACAGGCCATTATCTGAAAACGATTGATTTCAGCAAGCCCTTTGTCTTACCAGAGAGTGGCACAGAACAGGATTTTCATGTAGGGGAGTTGAACTCCCCGTCTGCGTTAAAGGGGATAGTGGAAGTGCCGCCAAAAGTGGAACTGCCACTCAAAGAGACTGCGCCGCCAAAAGTGGCGAAAGTGTCGAAACCCTCTCAGGAGACTGCGCCACCAAAAGTGGCGAAAGTGTCCAACCCTATCAAAGTTGTGGTCGCGCCAGTTACGACAACGCCTCCCTCCCAGAGCACATCCAAAGAGAGCTCATCCTCTCAAGGACAGAGCTCTGTGTCAAGTACCCCTCCGAAATCAAAATCCGCATTGAGGAGAGTGAAGAGGAAAAAGTCTTCGAAGAAGACCTCAGAGGTTACAGCATCCCAGATGTCACAAGTAAAGGGGAAAGAGAAAGCAGAGACAAACATGCTTCAATTGGCCACGGAGCTTTACAGCTACGCATTGCGGCTTCCAGAGGAACAAACCTTGAGTTTCAAGGATGCAGTTCTGCCGTTGATGCCAGGCGAAAAGCCATTGATGATGTTGTTGGCGACTATATTGAGCACCTCGGGAAGATGGAAGGGTCTGGAAAGAGTTCAATTGGAGAATATTTCTCTAGTACTAATCAGGATCAACGGATTTGTGGATGCTTCCGGGCATTAAATATGCAAAGCTCCCCAGGCTTCCCTTGGGCAATGAGGCACGTGACTAATGCCTCATTGTATAAAGATTGTGTAGACAGTCAAACCGTTCTTTTATTGGTCAAAGAGCGGCTGGAAGAGTTGAAGACCAAACCTCTATTTGGATTAGTTAGGCTTTTCATTAAGAGGGAACCTCATAAGCTTAACAAAATAGAAGAGAAGAGATATCGGCTTATATCAAGTGTCGGAATAGTTGATCAGATCATTGGTCAGATCCTATTTAGACCGCTCGATGAATTTGAGCTAGATAACTACCATCAGCTACCAGTTAAAGTGGGTATGACTACCACCAATGGAGATCTTTTTAAGGTCATGAGTTGGTTGGGAAAGGGCCCATATGTGGATATTGATAAGTCAGCCTGGGATTGGACACTCCCAGATTGGTTGTTTGATATGCATGCTGAAGTGAGAGCCAAATTGTTTGAAAAGTTCGGTCAGTTTGAACTTGCCACCATAGTTCGTAACTATTATAAGGCGCTTATGCAACCTTATTTTTGTTTGAGCAGTGGTGAAGTGTTTAGATTACCTTTTCCGATACAACTCTCAGGCGGTGTTAGTACATTATCAGATAATAGTAGATCCTCTCTCTTCTTAAGGTTAGTTTATGAACGAATGTGTGGAAGAGCTATTGATTACCATTTGGTTATTGCTTTGGGTGATGACACCAATGAAGTGATACCGCCCAATTTAGATCATTATTTGAATTGGTTGCGCGATCAAGGGCTTGCCACTAAAGTTTCTAAACCTACCTGCTCTCTTTTCGACTTGGAATTCTGCTCCAGGCATCTTGTTTGGATGGGTAGTGGTCATGGCCATATCTTTACATCCTACAAGAAGCAAATTTGGAATTTCATAAAAGTGGCAATGAGACATGCCGATGCTAGCATTAGAGCTCAGTCCGCTGAGTCCTTACTCTCCAACTTATGTTGCGATGAGGTCAACTTTTCACGAGTGAGTAAGTTGATAGAGTATTATGTTGGCAGAGGCGAGATTTTGGGCTTTCAAATCCCTACTCGTGAGCAGCTTGTAGAGCTAGCCACAGGTTGCGGGGATAAAAATCTCTTAGATAGTCATGCCACCGAAAAGAAAGCCAGTGAGGAAGCAAGCCCGGAAGAAGGGCCCCCAGAGTGCGCAGTATAGCAAACTCAACGTTCCTATGAACGTTCCAATGGGGGGCAATCTCCGAAATGCTCCTATTGTAAACAAGATGGGCAGCAAAGCACCAGAAGCCAGTACTTCTACTGGAGTTGCTGGTGCCTTTCTCAAACAGCTCATCGACCCGTGTCATGCGCCGAATGCCCCTATCCCTGACAAGTATCATGGAAAGGCCGAGTTCCTCACAAGCACTACAACTCTCTCCTTCGCAGCTAATTCCAATGGTCAACGAGGCATTGTCGTCTCGACAAACCCTGAAGATCTTATTAGGACATCTGCTGACACTTGGAGTAATGTGTGGACTGCTACTAATGATACGCATTATGCTGGTCTACTTAACGTAGACTATAAGTATTTGCGTGCTGTTGGACAGTGTGTTAGAATTCAAAAGACATCGGCCTCGACAACGGCAAACGGCACGATCCTGTACAAGTGTGCAGTGGTTGCCAATGCTATTAACGGGTCTGCTGATTGGGATACCTCAGCTGAAATGGTTTCACGAATGGAAGAATTGCAATGTGAGTCTTTCAATCCAGCCGCTGACGTTGAGGTAGCTTGGTGCCCAGAGAATGAGTCAGATTTTGTTCCGCATCTCTCTACTAGTGAGAGTGATAGCGCTACGAATTCTGATATTGAATCTCGTCTACTTGTTTACAGACCGCGTCTCATTTTCTTCCTCGATAACGCCACAGCGTCTACCTCGCAGTACAAGCTGACGGTTGTCACTCGTTATGAGTGCTTCTTGAAGCCCGCGAAGCAGGTACGTGGCGCACACCATAACATTCAGGATAGACGTGCGCTTGATATTGGCATGTCCGCCATACACAGTATTAACTGGGTTAGGTTGGGCGAGCAAATCGCGCGCGTCAGTTCCTATGCATCAAAGGTGGCTTCCGCTGTTGGAGCACCACCTCTTATTGCAAATGGTCTTGCTGTGATCGGGAAAATGGTTGGCGGCCACTTGGCGCAAGGATAAACTCCTTCCTTTTCTCATTTTCAATTTACTGTAGCCGACAGCTTTACACGGCAGCGCTTTAAGAGTATGCGCGGGGGCAACCCCAAAGACTCTTATTAGGGTGCTGAGCACTTAATCGAGCGTGAATTCACACGCTTGCCTATCCACTATGTGGTTTTCGCTACATCAAGCGTGTTTCATCTATAGATGGAACTCGCTTGGTGGTGGTGACACTCAACAAACTCCGAGCATCGTGCAATGAAGCGATTTACTGGGTTCGACAAGCAGTCATACATTGAGGCAGGTTTTACTATCATGCTTTTCGTGGATCTGCGCTTTGTTTTTAGTTAGTTGTGG